CTGAAAATCCACGGATTGTTCTTATCGACATTGTATTTCGGTTGCCCGTCTAATCCTACAGTTTCCGTGAAATATTGGGATGTTGCTCCAAATATTCTTTCAAAGTATTCATTTCCCCTAATACTTGTAGTGGTTTCAAATCCATAGAAAGGAGAAGGCTCTTCTGGGTCGGCATTATCAAATAGATCATCCCCAGTTTCTCCAGTCTTCAATGGCGGCAAAGCACCATAAACTCCAAACAATCCTCTTCCCGCACGGAAACCACCACCAGCACCTAAATCAAATTTCTTTACACCATCTGGTGTCATAATGCTAGGATCGCCACCCTCTGCCATAAGGTCTGCTATATTGTATCCTATCAATGGTATTTCATAATAAGGTCTAAATTTAGGAACAGGAAGAGTAAGACCTAAAGAAGCACGATTTATGATGTAATCTTGTAAAACCTCAGAACCGTGTGTTGGGCCAGATCCTCCAGCAAGTTTGTTTATGTCTGTAAGAGGAGCAATAGATCCAGTTGGCCCTCCCCAATAACGAGGATAAATGTTTGCATAATGAGAATTTTGATGAGTAATTCCTTTTGTATAGAAATTATACTCGTATTTTGCTATACCACCAACGCTAGGTAAGTCTTTAAGACCAAACAAACCTCCACCTGGATCAAATGTCGGGCCAACATAATGTCCTGATCTTGGTGAGAATCTACCAATTTCTCCTGTTTGACCCAACATATGTTCGCTCGGCATATAAAGTCCAGCAGTTGCACTAGTCAATCTGGGATCACCGTATCCATACGATGAGCCAGGTGGCCCTTGAAGTGGAATTCCAGGAATAGAACCAAAAATTATTGGTTGTTGTGCTAAATGCCCATCACGGAAAAATCCTATCACAACAGAGCCAGGAACCAATCCTGTAGTGGAGTTTCCTATTCCTGTTGTGCTTGCACTAGTAACAGGCATGATCGGCAAAGCCCACGGCAAATCTCCAGATGGTAATTCTTCCTTGTCTGGACTGTGATAGCCCACCACACGGACTCTTACTCTTCCTGCTTTCATTGGGTCAAGAACATCCTCCACGACTCCTTGCCACCAAATGAATTGATTTTTTGAGATATAGTCAACTGCGCCCATAAATTATTTCCTTACAGAGTTGAAACTAGCCTTCATTTGCCGAGGTATCATCATCAAACTCCACGCTTGTTATTGAATCACGGGAAAGTGTAAGCATACAAACATAATTTGAAAGAGTAATCAGGTGATTAACACCAGTAACAAGATACCTTCCAGAAAGGTATTTATCCTTGTCTTCAGTCTTGTATACGAATGTATTCAAATCAACACAATCACCAACAGTAATGTTACTGTTTCCAGGAACCATTACTTCGATTGAAAATGCGTTTATTTGTTGCATCATTGATCTTCTTTGGAAAGAATATTCGCCTTCGTGAGTGCTGAATAGTTTCCACTCTTTTTGAGTCCGTGAAACATCAACTTCTTCCGAATAGAGAGCATCATTTGTAAAGCAAACTCTATTTCTTCCGAGAGGATTTTTAAAGACCAAATTTTCCTTTGAAAGCAAAGGATACTTGTTTAGATGTTTTGTCTTTGGAAAATAATCCAAGTATCTTTTTCCATAAGTATTTTTTGATTGGAAACTATTATTAACAAAAGGAGTATATGATTTATAGAGAAGATCATATTCTGCAAAAAACTCTCCATAGACTCCATCTAAAGTATCAATAATTTTATCTCCAGTTCTTTTTGGTCTTACTACGATTGTTTTGTCAAAGTAATAGTCAAAGAAAGTGAAAGGAACATCCATTGGAATCTTTGTTGAATAGTTGTGTATCCTTTTTGGGTTTTCAATTAATTCTGTTATTGATGTAAAATGAAAACCGTCTTTATTTTCAAAGAAGATATAATTGCATATATCAGGATTTACAGAGTCGATTGATACGGAAGCAAGATGATTTATTGCATCCATTGGATTGACATAGGGAAAGGTGAATTTCATATCATGCTTTGTCGGTCTTCCAAAAAACAACTGTTTATTTACAGTTCTAGACCGCCTATCACCAACATATGTTGAGTTCTTTTGAAGAATATACTCTTTGTAAATATCACTTACTATTTCGTTTGTTTTCCCTTTGTATGCTTTAGAGAAAGTTCTCAATGAACTATAAAAATATTCAAATGAAATACCTTTGATTATGAAAGCAGCAGCCTGTGGTTTTTGCTCAATCATAACTTTGTCAATTTTATAGAGATAGAAATAATGTGTTCTTTCCTCAAAACTTTTTGAGCCTAAATCTGGTGTTTTGAATTTAAGCAGTATTGTTTCGTCTGTTCTTAAACGATTAAGCAGGAAATTATCCTGATCCATTACTGCAATTTCACAAGTCAAAAAATTAGTGAACATATCCTCATATACTGATATTGCTGCCCATCTAGAGATATTCGCAGCATTGTCGTGTAAAACAACAAAATCTTTAGCCTCATCGTTTCGGAATGTTCCTATCGAAAGGTATTCGATTTCAAAATCTAGAGCCTTTGAGTATGTTCGCAAATAAGCCATTTTATTGTGCTGATTCCGTAGTATTTTTTAGTATCTCTGATACATTTGCAATCACGGTTCCTAGAAGAGAAGGGTCTTGTGCGGGAACATTGATTATTCTTTTCTTTTCTTGTTTCATTTCTTCAAATTGCTGAAAAGATACAGCCTTTATGTTTCCTCTAGAGATATTGTTCAATCCCTGTGCTGTTCCTTTGATCGTATTGAATCGGTATATGAGAGAATTTGCATAAGAAGAAGTTACTCCATCTTGGTATACAAATCCAATAGGAGTAATGTTTATGCCTGTTGTACCAAATAGACTTATTCTTGACAAAGGATCAATAATTGTTCCTTTGACCACTGTTTTTTGTCCAGTTGCAATATTGTTTGCAGCCTCAAAATGATGTACAGCATCTCTTCCTCTTGTTTTGTAAGACACTTTAAAATTAAAGGAAGCGTTTGAATTCGCCACAGTTGCTCCATCTGCAAAAGAACCTTTTACCATGTCTACTTTCAACGCAGACATTATAGGATTCCACTCCTTTACATAGCCATATACATCATCGTCTATAAAGTCACCCTTTGTTCCAAATATTTTTTCACCAAGAGTAAATCCATAACCCAACATTGGAAAGACATATCCACCAGACCTTCCAAATTCAGATATTGTTGATAAATCATTGGAACTTCTTGTTGGAATGAGATAGTAAACCTCATCGGAATATTTTTCGTTCAAATATTCATCATAGAATGTAGAGAAAATAGGAACTGCATAGAGGTTATCCTTGTCGAATTCATTAAACAACATTACCAATGTATGCAAGTCCGATCTTCGATACAAAGAATAAGATATTATTTCTGGTCTATCTCCATCCTTTACAGTGTATTTTCTAACATAATCGCTTTGATCCATAAATTTCTGATCGAAAAAAAGACGATGCAATATGTCTCTGGCTTTTTTATCTCCAGTTTTTCCAAATGGATACTCAATTATTGGTAATTTTGAGAAATATGATAGTGCCATTTTTATCCTCAACCACCATCGGGTGGTATCTGAACACCAGACCCTGTTTCAATTTGAGGGCCAAGTCTTCCATTGTCCTTTTGCATAAGAGAAGTTTCTGCAAACACGATCTGTAATGAAACTTGTGTTGGGATTCCATCGGAAAATGTCACCATCTGTTCGCCTTCAGACAAGGTTGTGTTTATGTCTTTTATTACTAAATTTCCCAATTGATCTTCCAATCCAGTTTGTACATTTGCTAATGTCATTGTTACAGAATCTGGCACTTTATACATTTGTCCACCTGCCAATGCAGAAGGATAGGATGCATACCTAAAGGTGTTTATGATCTGCAACATAGATTGTGCATCTTGTTGGTTCTTTGGTTCAAATTTATAGGTGAAAGTAAACTCTCTGGGTTTTGGTTCTTTATAGTTGAAGAACTTAGGATCACGAACAGCCAATCCCAATGCGGCTGACCCTTGAGCATAATCATCGCCAAACAATTTTGTTTTTCTAAGAAGGCTTACAATGCCTCTACCTATTCCTTCTAAACCACCTTCAGCAGCACCAAATATTTGCCCAAGCAAACCCTTTTGTGCAAATTCATAGTCTTGGCTATCTGTTATTTGAAAAGCTGGAGGCATAAATAAAACTACAGAGGACGCTCCAGATGAACGCCTTTCTCCTCCTGCCAAAACTTCGTAAAACTGAAAAGTTACATAGGGAGAACCAGGATCATCAACATTGTTTGGATATCTTAGAGCAGCCATATTTTTGTAGTTCCTCCATAAATCTGACCCTGTATCTAGTAAAGAAAAAAGAATATGTCTTACAAAGGATTATACAAACCACAAAATCCAAAAAAGTATGTTGGTGACATCGACTCCATAAGATATCGTTCTCTTTGGGAGAGAAGATTCATGGTATATTGTGATACCAATGCAAACATAACCAAATGGGGTTCGGAAGTGGTAAAGATACCTTATATTTCTCCTGTTGATGGGAGAAAACACACATATTTTGTTGATTTTATCATTGAGAGCGTTGACGAACTTGGTGTTAAGAAAGTGTCTTTAGTTGAGATAAAACCTAAGAAACAGTGCAAACAGCCAAATAAACCAAATAATCCTACTAAAAAACAAAAATCAAACTACATATACGAGTCGAAAACATGGGCGGTAAATCAAGAAAAATGGGAAGCCGCTCATTCCTTTGCTCAAGAAAGAGGATGGAAATTCATCATTTTAACCGAGGACGATATTTTTAAATGAAATCAAAAACAGAAAAAATGCCCTTTGGTGGAAAAGTAGAAATCAATAGTAATGGTGAAAAGACCTTTGATCTCAATAGTAGTTATGATATTTTGAGTGATATGAACCATATCATAAAGAGACAAGTGAATAAACTTGGATCTTCTGTGGGTGCAACTCAATGGTTTTATGATGCGATAAGAGTAGGTCAAATAGAATTGCCAGAAAGACATGATGTTACAACGAACATAATGACAGTAAAATCAAACAAGGTTTCTCCAGGATATTTCCAACTTCCTGGAAGAATGTTTGCATTCAAATACAATCCTAAAAGTAAACAAGACTTGGACTATTATGATATTACTCCTTTGGTAATAACCATGCCAAGAGATGTAAAACGAAAAGAAGAAGGCAACGGCGGTGCATCCAAAGGTATTGATGAAACTATTTTAGGAATAAATCTTCACTATTTGGAACCAGATCTAAGAGCAGAACTTTTGGATAGGTTGCTTAAAATAAGTAGTGGTAAAGGTAAAAAAGAATGGAAACCACCAAAGGGCATAGGCTACTTTAGGTTAGAGTATGAGATGCTGAAAAGTGTGAGATTTATTTACGGATTACCTTGTATTAGATCATATTCTCTCACAAGAATCGTTGGAAGACCAGCACTGATCCCCTCAAACCAATGGGCAAATGCAGTTGCCCTTCCTTTTGAAAATTTCATAAAGGAAAAATACAGGAGAGTGTGGTTAGAAAATAGACTTTTAATCAAAGAATTTATCAAACAACTAGGGGAAATGGAGTAATTGAGATGATAAAAGTAGAAGAAGTTTTAGACGATCTCAAAAAAGGACAGGGTTATGTCTTAACTTCTGATTATGACATAGAGTGGTTATCTGGAAACTTTTCAAAAACTCTTAATGACTATAACAGTTATGTTGAAACAGTGAGCGTACCAGGAAAAACAATACAAACAAGCGACAGTAGAACTGCTAATTCTCTATTGGCAAAGATTGCAACCGATGTAGCCTTTGAAGATTTAGAAATAACATGGAGAATACCTGCCGATTTTAAAATATTCTATGTTATAGATGATTGGATGAACGAAGCAATAGACATTTCTAATGGGAGAATAATCACGGGATACTTTGACGACTATTGCAAAAACTACAAATGTAAAATCAAAAAGGGATTACAGGCAAAGGGACAATCTAGTATAACTTCTGCCATAGCAACCATTGATGGACTCTATCCAATAAACAGACAGGCTATTGCTTTCTCAACAGAGGGAAATGATTATGTAAAATTTACAGTAACATTTGCCTGCTACAACATCTTAGTAGAATAGAAATGACACTAGATATAGTGTTCTTTAGATCATTAATTATTCAGAGAGGACTACAGAATGGGATTACCAGTAATAGGCGTACCGACATACGAAACAACAATACCTTCAACTAACACAAAGATAAACTTTAGACCTTTCTTGGTTAGAGAAGAAAAAATCCTTCTATTGGCTTTAGAATCAGGGGACAAAAAGGGTCAATACAGAGCACTAAAGCAAATCCTCAAGAATTGCATAACAACTGATGGTATCAGTATAGACAAATTAACTGTATTTGATGTGGAGTACCTGTTTATCCAAATAAGAGGTAAGTCGATAGGGGAAGTCCTGCAACCAACTATTATTTGTCCTTCGTGTCAAGTTCAAGGTAAACTGAAGATTGACCTTTCAGAAATAGGCGTTATAAACAAAAACGAGATTCAAATACCTCACAAAGTTATGCTCTCAGACAGTGTTGGAATAACGCTGATATATCCTAATTTAGAGATGGTACAAGACATTGATCCAGAAAAGGCTATGGGTTCTGGAGACACAGAAACGGTGTTCAAGATAATATCAAAGTGCATAGACACAATTTTCGATAAAGAACAGGTATATGACCCCAAGCAATATTCAGAAAAAGAACTTATTCAATTTATAGAAACAGCACCAACTGAAAATTTCAAACAAATCATTGAATTTATATCAAATATGCCCAGAGTAGAAAAACCAGTAAACTTTTGCTGCCCCAACTGTGGTTTCAAGAAAGACATGATCCTTAGAGGTGTAGAGGATTTTTTCGGTTCTGTCTCTCCCACAACAGCATGAGTAATTACTATAATCTGAATTTTCAAATGATGCAGCACCATAAATACAGTCTGACAGAAATTGAAAATATGATTCCGTGGGAGAGAGATATCTATGTTCATCTGCTCAAGAATTTCGTTGAAGAAGAAAACAAGAGAATTGAAGCAGAGAATGCAAAGATAAAAACAGCCGCAAATAAGAAAAAGAGATAATGGCAGCAAGACCACCACTACCCACAATAGACCTGTCTGGACTAGACCCTGCTCAAATAAAAGAATTGAACAGGGAACTTGCGTCTGTTACTAAAATAGAAATTCCAAAAATTAGATTGAGCCTAAAGCAATTGGGTGGTGCTTTTGGCAAGCAAGCGGCAATCATGCGCCGTGCTGCTGAAGCAGGAGTTTTCTTTGCAAAAACATCACCAGATGAATCAATAAGACAACTTTCTGTTTCTATGGAAGATTCTCTGTTGGCTACCATGTCAATGATAGAAAGAAGTGCTTTCAAAGCAAGACAAGAAATAATAGTCCAACTTAAAGTTATGACCGATAGCGAAAAGAAGAGTATGGCTGCAATGCAGGGGTTGACTCAAAAGAGAGAATTCCTTGAAATAATGACGAAGGAAGAAATTACCCGCATCGAAGAAGAGATACAGAGAATTCGTCTTGACACTTCAAATCAAGATGAAAAACAGAAGAAGAGAGAAATAGACCTTCTGAAAGCCCAAATTTCTCAAAGAGAAAGAAATTTGCAAAGTGAAATGTCTCTTCTCAAAGAAGAGGAAAAGAAGATACAATCTAGTCGTACAATAAGCGAAGCGTTCTCTTCAAACTACAGAAAATTGCTAGAGCAATTTGCAGAAGCAAGAACAGACGACGAGCGTGAGATTATACAACAACGACTAGAAGGGCAGATGGAGGGAGAGAAAAATAGTCTAGAACTCCTGAAATCTAGATTCACTGAAGAAGAAAATACCTACAAACAAATAAGAGAACAAGTCCTAAAGACTACGGGTGTCCAACAGCAAAAATTGGCTGAAGAGAACAAAGTGAGGTTTGAAACCTTATCTGTTTTGGATAGAGAAATTAAGGCTTTGGAAAAGGACACGGCTGTTCGTGAAATAGGCATAGAAAAAACTGTTGCACAATATAAAAAAGGAGTGAGAGGTTTTGCTGGAGAAGCAATAGCAAAGTCTTTTACTGGTGGTTTTTTGGGGGCATTGAGGGGAGAAGGATTTGGTGATTTGTTCGGCAACATCGCTAAGATGACCCTAGAAAGAACTGGAATATTAGGAAAGAAAATGCCGAAGGCTCTTGGAGGAGCAAATGTTGGTGCTTTCCTCTTTGGAGCAGAAAGCGATGAAGCAAGAAAGGCTAATGCCTCTGCTACTGCAACGATAAAGACGCAAGGTGCAGCAATAACAAAGATTGCTGAACTCATAGAGTTACAGACAACTAGAATACAACAGGCTCTTTCTCCGCAACCTGCCGTTCCCCCAGGAAATGTAAATTATGTTAGTCTTGGTTCTTCTATGGGAGCAGGAGCCGCTGGTGGTGCTGGTGCAGCAGGTGGTGCTGGTGCAGCAGGTGGTGCTGGTGCAGCAGGTGGTGCTGGTGCAGCAGGTGGAGCAGGAGCCGCTGGTGGTGCTGGTGCAGCAGGTGGTGCTGGTGCAGCAGGTG